TATACGATTGAAGCGATTAAAGAGCGCATCACGAAAGCATTGGAGGATGGACGCCAACTCAATGACTGGACGCTTATACCGAAACGCGCAACGCGCAAATGGCAAAGCGATGAGTTGATGGCGGGATTGCTGAGTGCTCATAAGGGTGCTGTAAAAACAGTGCCGATTACGCCTGCGCAGTTAGAAAAGAAATATCCAAATCTTTATCAGGAATTCGCGGATAAGGTCACCGCTGAATCAAGTGGCTTAACACTTGGGCGCAAACCCGCGCCAAATTTGACCTCACTTTGAAATAGGAAACTTTGACATGCTAGGACTTACAGGTGGTGGATCAGGACTTCCATACATTCGTTTCTCGCCATCCATGAACATGTGGAGCGACAAGACGGGTCAGGAAATCCAATTAAAAAAAATGTTGTTTGACATTGACAACGTGCAAACGGGTTGGTTGTTGCTTGAAGCCGGTGTGCGTGATTGGCAACCCGATCAAGAGTTAGGCAGGCAAGGCCCAAAGCCAAGCGATGCGCACAAGCGCGGATTTGTGGTGCGTTTCTTTAGCCGCGAAATGGGTTGGGTTGAATGGTCATCCAATGGCGCAGGGCCGAACATGGGGCTGGAAGCGCTTTACACGGCAGCCGCCAAGGATCGCAATGCGAACGCTGGCAAGTTGCCGATCATCGAGTACGTTGGCGCCGAGGCCATGAAGGTTGGCAAAGGCAACACGCGCAAGCCCAGGTGGAACATCACCGGTTGGGCGCCAAGGCCAACGGATGATGCAGGCAGTGCGCCCGTTGCTGCGCCGGAACCGGTGACCCATGCGCCAGCGAAGGGTGAAGAGTTCTAAGTAGTCACTGACTCACAAAACCCGGTCTTTTTAGGCCGGGATTTTTTGACTCTCAAGGGGATGACATGGCAGATGGCGTTTACAAAATAACGGAAGCGTTTGAAGAAAAGGTTGCCGAGTACACCGGCGCACCGTATTGCGTGGCAGTAGATAACTGCTGCAACGCTTTGTTCTTAGCGCTGACCTATGAACGTGTGGCGGGAACAACGATCAGGCTACCCGCAAGAACTTATCCAGGCGTACCTTGCGAAGTGATTCATGCCGGCGCGAAGGTTGACTTTTATCCGGTTGAAGGAAGAACGATTAAGGGCGCGTATCAATTAGCACCCACGCGTGTGTGGGATGCTGCGCTTTCGTTTACCTCCAACATGTTTATCAAAGGCTCGCACATGTGCGTGTCTTTTACCGGGCCTTATAAGCACTTAAAGCTAGGCAAGGGCGGTGCGATTCTCACTGATGACTATGCCGCCATGCTGTGGTTCAAGCGGGCGCGTTTCAGCGGGAGGCGTGAGTGTTCCTATCACGACGATTATTTCGACATGATCGGTTGGAACTTTTACATGATGCCGGACGTGGCAGCGCGTGGTTTGTTGCTCATGAATCAATTCTGGCATCGTGATGGTTCGCCAAAAGTGATGGAGGACATTGAGATGAGTTATCCGGATTTGTCCAAGTTTCCAATTTACGCGTTTGGGGGTGATCGATGAATCAAGACTTTGAATGTCCAAGGTGCGGGCATTGCTGCCAATTATTGGAGACAGAGCAAGAGCCGGTTGCATGGATGCACACAACCGGAACCGGGCATGTGTACTTTCGCAAAAAGCCACAGGACAAAGTGTTTAGCCCGCAACCTGTGTACACGGTACCGCCAAAGCGTGAATGGGTTGGACTGACTGAGCCTGAACTGCACGAGATTAACCCAACATGGCCTGCGCCTGGGCAGCACTGGAATTACGAAGATGTACTTGCATTTGCCCGTGCGGTTGAGGCCAAACTAAAGGAGAAGAACACATGAGCAGAGAAGCTATGCAGTTGGCGCTGGAGGCGTTGGAGAAAGTCACCAAACATTTCACGCGAACGCCTAGTACTCTGATGGACAGCGAGGCCCGAGTAGAAGCGCACAAAGCCATCACCGCCCTGCGCCAAGCACTGGAGACAGAGCGTGAATGGGTGGGGCTGACGGCAGATGAAATCTGGAAATGCAACAAAGCGAGTGGCAGTGCTGTGGAGTTTCACATTTGCGTTGAACATCAGAACGTGTTGGATTTTGCGGAAGCTATCGAAGCCAAGCTAAAGGAGAAGAACAAGTGGTAAATATCGTAACAGGACTACGACTTAAAGAATCAAGTTAAAGGGGCGCAATCAATGAGCGGCGATCACAATATGTATCAAAAGGCAAAACGCAAAAACCAGTACGTTATCTTTGGTTCAGGAGGGCTTGCCAAGGAGTTGATCGGTTACATCGAGGAGGAAGGAACGCACGAGATTGTGTGCGTGGTTTCAACGCAACCGTTTAACAATAAGCGCTATGCCGCCAAGTATCCCGTGGTGGAAAGCATCCGAGAGGGCGCGTTTCCTGGTGCTGAGTTTCTGTTAGCTGTGGCGGACCCTGATGCAAAGCAAGCCATTGTTGCTAAGAACGAAGAAAGATGGGGGACGTACATACACAGCACTTGTACGGTATCGCCCTACGCGAAAATTGGTAAGGGTTGCGTTTTAGCGCCGCAAGTGATCGTTACGGCGGATGCTTGGATCAACGATTTTGTGTTTATGAATACCAATGCAACGGTTGGGCATGACTCGGTAATTCACGCATGGACAACGATGTTTCCGAATACGGAAGTGTGCGGCGATTGCGTGATTGGCGTGGCGGTGATCATGGGTATTGGATCTTATGTGCTTCCGGGTAAGCAAATCGCTAACCGCGTGAAGATTTCAGCAGGGTCCATTGTCCGCCATGACTTCAAAGGTCCGGTGCACGAAGGCATTGTGCTGCAAGGCAATCCGGCGGCGCCTAGATGAACGCAGAACTATTAGCCGCAGCGCTTGGTAACGCCAAGCGTTACAAGAGGGGGTGGCTTGCGTCTTGCCCGGTACCTGGGCATGGCAATGGCAAGGGTGATCGGCATCCATCGCTTGCGATTACGCAACTCGGTGAGAAGTTTCTCTTTAAGTGCTTTGGCGGGTGCGATCAGGAGGATGTGTTTGCCGCCATCAAACCTCACTTGCCTAACTCGTTGAACTGGAACCGCCCGCTGGTTGCGCGTGACCCTTTATCGGGTATCAGGCCGATTGTGCCGCCAACGATGAAAGAAGTGATGGCGTGGGATTACATCGATGAGAACGGCGAAGTCACAGCGCAAAAGGTTAGGTATGACGTTGAAGGTGGTGGCAAGACGTACCGCCAGTATCACCTTATCAATGGCGAGCGCGTACCAACGATCCGTAATTGGACGCCCATACCGTTTGGCTTACCGCTCATGATCGCAAGACCCATGGCGCCGGTATTTGTGACCGAGGGCGAAAAGGCCGCTGAGTTTTTGGTTGGCATGTTCGATGTGGTCGCCATATCGGCGCACGCGGGGTCGAGCGAGTGGCCTGCCGCCATCACGCCATGGTTTCATGGTCGATTAGTAGTAGTTCTACCTGATAACGATAGACCTGGCTGGAAGTACGCCAAACGCGTCGTGAGGGATTTGCAAGGGGTAGCGCAAGCGATCAAGGTGGTTGATTTAGCCGATGACGAGTCAGCCATTGGCGATGATGCTGAAGAGTTTATCGGGCGAGGGTTTACGTTCGAGGAGTTCGCCAAACGCGTTGGCGAGGCCAACGTGATTGAGGACTTCGAGGACGTTGTACCGCCGCAACGACTAGTGATTGATGAGAAAGCCGAGACGGAACCTGAATCCGTTGTGCCAGAGAAGGAACCGTTTGCCGAAGTTGTTGAAGCGCAGGAAGCGCAACGCTACAGGGTTGAGATGTGGCGTGACGCGAAGGATGAGCCGGTTAAGTGGTTGGTGGATAGGATTGTGCCTGAGAAGGGATTTATAGCGCTCTATGGCCCGCCAGGCACGTTCAAATCGTTTATCGCGCTGCACTTAGCCGCCATGATCGCCAGTGGGGACTCGTGGCTATCGCACGAAGTGCCGCAAGCCGGCGAGGTCTTATACATCGCAGGGGAAGGGCATGGCGGTATTGGTACAAGGATTTCAGGTTTACGCCATGCGTATGAACTCAAGGACATACCCGTTGGCGTGATTAGGTCGCAAGTTAACTTAAGGTCATCGGATCAGGATTTTGCTGACTTGATAGCCGCCATACGAGCGTCCGAAATCCAGCGTCCGAAATTGATCATCATTGACACCTTGGCCCGCGCCTTTGGCGGCGGCAACGAGAATGCGTCCGAGGACATGGGAAGTTTCATCAGTAATTGTGGACGCCTGCAAGAAGCCACGGGCGCAGCGCTTTTGGTTGTCCACCATAGCGGCAAGGATGCTTCGCTAGGTTTACGCGGTCACTCTAGCTTTCTAGGTGCGGTGGATACGCAGATTGAGATTACCCGCCATACCGATCAAATGTCAGGCACGTTGAAGGTAACCAAGCAAAAGGATGGCAAGGACGGTGTGGAGATTCATTTCTCCATGGAGACAGTGAACTTTGATCAGCAGGAATCGGATGAAACGCATGAAACGTCAGCCGCCAAATTAAACCTGGGGTTTGAGGATGACCTAGCCAATACGCTCGTAGTCAAACCTTTCGAGGGTGATTTACCTGATGGCGTTGGATTCAGACCGCCACAAAACGCAAAGCCAAACGCGGGGCGCGGTAAGCATCAGTCGATGGGTAGGGAAGCGTTACGCCATATCGTGAAGACGGAAGGGCAATACCAGATCGTTCAGGGTGAACGCCATCGCGTGGTGACGTTAGAGCGTTGGCGTGATGAGGTGTACGCCAGGCTAGGGAATGATGTAGAGGATAGCGATAAGCGGAAGCGTTGGAAGGAGGTGAAGGACAAGTTAGTTGAGCTTGAGTTTGCCGCCATAAGAAACGATTTGGTGTGGATCAAGCCGATTAATCAGGAAGGATTTTGATGTTAAGCGTCCGAATGTCCGAAAGTGATGTTTTGGCGTCCGAATTAGGGTGTCCTAAAGTTAATGTTTTGTCCTTTAAGCGTCCGAAAACGCGTACGAAGTTGTCCGAAAGCGTTGTAGAACAAGAAGTGAACGCGTCCGAAATGTGTGTGTGTCTGAAAGACACACATTCGGACGCTTCAATGTTTCGGACGCTTGATGTTTGATGTGTGATTTGTAGAGAAAGGATTTGGGTTATGGCGGCAAAAGATAAGCGCGGGAAGGTTAGAGATGGTTTGTATGGCGGATCAGAGGATCGGTTGAAGAATCCTTTTGAAGAGGATGACCAGATCGTGTTGGCGATGAATAGTGTGGCGGTCAGTGTGATGAAGAGAAAGCGTGAGGCGGATAAGGTTTGGGGATTAGATCGTTTGGCGGAACTTGTGAGCGAGGAAACGCGGTTAAGGTTTTGGAAGCAGTTATGGCGGTGTAGGGATGCGCGGAAAGCAAGAGACGTTGAGGCGTATCGTTTGGCGTGTGGCGGGATGATGCGAGCGTTTGACGTGTTGGAGGCTGAAGCGAAGGCGATGAACGCTGAACCGTTGGCGGTAAGTGTTATGGAGGGTCAACGGGATGACGGGAGCGTGTTTGCGATTTGCGCTGATCCGGCAACTGTCCACGCCTACGCGGCCATGAGACCTAAGTGCGACTGCTGGACGATGGATGAGGTGGCGGTTATCTTGCAGCAGGAATTTTTTACGCAAGCGGTGAACATTAAACGGGCCATGCCTGGCGCGGAAGTGTTGACGCTTATGGCGGAAGAGGATATTGGTCCGGTGTACAAGGGAAGCAGTGAGCAGGCTTACGCGTTGAGCAAGGACGCGTTAAAGGCGATGGAACAAGCGAAAGGTAAGTGAGTGAACATGGAAGCAGAAAATCGAACTGAGGGCGATCTGACGCGTTTGAGCGGCACTGGTGAGGCGGAAAGCGAAGAAGGCGCGGTGCGTGAAACGCGTGGCGCGGGATTGAGCAACGCGAAGCGTAGAGAGTTAAGGTCGATCGTGAATCGTGCGGTGCATAAGTTTCCAGGCGGCGAAGAGGGACTGTTTGAGCAGATCGGGAGCGGCGTGAAAGTGTCCGAGTTAATAGGCGCTCTTGGCGTAAGCGAGGGCGCGTTTTATTCGTGGGCGGAAACGACTCCCGAGCGCAGCGAAGAATTTGCGCGTGCACGCGCGAGGGCGGCACACGTTTTGGCTGAGCAAGGGTTGGCGATTGTCGATGGCGCTGACGCGGTTACGGCGAACCTGGCAAACGTCAGGGCGCGTTACCGGCAATGGCTCGCTGGCAAGTGGAACCAGCAAGCGTATGGAGAGAACAAGGCGCAAGTGAACGTTCAGGTGAACATCACTGACGCGCACCTGATGGCGAATCGATACCGCGAAACCGTCAACGCCGTAAACGTCGATGACAAAACCATCGATGTTGCGCCGCACAACGGGTAAAGCGTTGCGCTGACGCAACGCGTGTCGCTTTTACGCCACGTCGCGTTCGCGCAACACCCCACCCTTCAGCGTTTCGAGGGGGCGGCGTAGGCGCGGCACCCCACACGCGCCCACTCATGCTTTGCATAACGGGCATCGCGTGGCTTGCCTTGCATAACGGGCATCGCG